AATTTATTATGACAATAACTAATACCAAAGTAGTGGATACTACTGACAAATATATTGTTCAGTCAAAAGGTATTGGTAATGAAGAAGATCAAATAATGGTTGACGCTGAAAAACTTGAAGGCGGTAATAACGAAAGTAAAGTAAGTTTAATAGAATGTTATTATCAAATTAAAGGCACTGGTACCTTGACGATTAGTAGTACTAGTGAAGAAAATGATTTGACTTTAACTGGTCTAGGTAAATATGGATTAAGACCTGACCAATTAAAGTTTGGTGATGATAAACAAATATTATTATCAACTGACTCAAATGTGACGAGTTATTTGTTAATAACTGAATTTAGGAGAAACAATTAATGGCTGATGTGGTAACAAGTCAAACTTTGGTAGATACTTCAGGAACTAAAACAGTAATGAAGTTTACTAATATGTGTGATGGATCAGGTGAAACACTGGTAACAAAAATGGATGCTAGTGCTTTGACTTTTATGACTGAAGACGCTGAAAGAACGATTGCAAAAATATGGTGGTCAATTAATACCACTAATGGTAAATCAGGCGTTGAATTATTATGGGCAGGTAGCGGAACTAGTGCTGCTAATGCAACAATAGGTTTCTTCTCTGGTAGAGGATACCACGATTATTATACAGCAGGTAATAGTATTCCTAATAATGCTACACTAACAGCGAATACAAGTCCTGCAGGTGATGTGTTAATCTCAACAAAAGGTTTTGTTGCAGGTGACAACTATACTATTATTATTGAAGTAAGATAATGCCTAACAATACTAAAGCGATACTTGAAAGAATTGTAGGTACTAAAGGCAAAGGTGAATTAGCAGACAAGTTTAAATTAGCATTTGCTGAAAAGTTTAAAGTTAAACAAGAAGAAGTTAAAAAAGGAATTGTAGATAAAGTTTACAATAAAGAGAAGGTGGAGAGATAAATGAAATTAATAACAGAAACAATTGAAAATATTGAAGTCTTAAAGGAAGAGAGAAACGGGAAAAAAGATTACAAAATTAGAGGTGTCTTTATGCAGGCTGATATTAAGAACCGTAATGGTCGTGTTTATCCTGTTGCTACTCTTGCAAAAGAAGTTAAAAGATATAACGAACAATTTATAAACAAGAAACGTGCTTTTGGTGAACTAGGACATCCAGACGGACCAACAGTTAACCTAGAAAGAGTTTCACACATGATTACTAGTCTAAAACCAGAAGGTAAAAACTTTATAGGTGAGGCTAAGATAATGGATACACCATACGGTAAAATTGTCAAGAATTTAATTGACGAAGGTGCTCAATTAGGCGTATCATCAAGAGGTATGGGATCTCTACAATCAGGATCGCAAGGTAATGTTGTAGGTAAAGATTTCTATTTGGCTACTGCGGCTGATATAGTTGCAGATCCATCAGCTCCAGACGCTTTCGTAGAAGGAATTATGGAAGGTAAAGAGTGGGTATGGGACAACGGCGTACTGAAAAGTATGGAAGTTGAGAGATATAAAGAAGAAATAGAGAAAACTAAACGTGCCGAATTAGCGGAAACTAAAGCCTCTATTTTTAAAGACTTTTTGTCAAAAATCTAAACACACGCAACTTACATAAGCTGCGTAGGTTTTGAGATGACAGGATGTATAAATAATATTAACAATTAAATTAATTAATTAATTAAATTATCAAGGAGAGACCTAATGTCTGACACAGAAAAACAAGTAGAGAAAGTGGAAGAGCAAAAGAACGTAGTAACGGCTAATGCTGCTCCATCTGAACCTACTAAACTTAAAAATGACGCAGAGGATCTTGGTCCAGCAGTTGTAAAACCAACTGACAATACACCAGACAATGCGAAAAAAGTTAAGAAAGTATCAGATCAGGTCAACAAAGACGCTAACGATGGTTCTTTACCAAACGATCAAAAACCTTCATCTATGAAAAAAGAAGAAACGGAAGAAGTCGAAGAAATGGCAAACATGAACGCTATGAAAATGAAGAAAATGAATGCTATGAAAAAGATGGAAGACGATTCTGAAAAAGAAGATGATAAAAAAGAAATGATGATGAAAGATAAAATGAAAAAAGAATCAGCGGAAGAAGTAGAAATTGACCTATCCGATGATGTTAAAGCACTAGTTTCATCTGACGCTGATCTATCTGAAGAATTTAAAGATAAAGCAGCTACTATTTTTGAAACTGCTGTTAAGACAAGAATTAAGGAACAAACAAAAATCCTTGAGGCACAGTACGAAGAAAAACTTGAGTCTGAAAAAGAAACAATAAAAGAAGCTATGACTGAAAAAGTAGATTCATACCTAAACTATGTTGTTGAAGAATGGATGAAAGAAAATGAATTAGCGGTTGAAAGAGGAATTAGAACTGAGATCGCTGAAGACTTTATAACTGGTCTTAAAGGCTTATTCAAAGAACACTACATTGATGTTCCTGAAGAAAAATATAATGTACTTGATGACTTAACAAATCAGAATAAAAAACTTGAAGATAAACTTAACGAACAAATCGAGAAAAATGTTGAGTTAAGTAAAAAAGTTTCTGACGCTGACAGACACACAATCGTTGCTGAAATTTCTGACGATTTGGCTGATACAGAAAAAGAAAAATTTACTTCAATGGCTGAGAATGTTGAGTACGATAGTGCTGATAAATTTAGAGAGAAATTAGAAACTATTAAAGAATCTTATTTCCCTAAAAAGAAAATAGTAGAAAGCGCATCTAAAGATGCTGTTGATACTGTTGCGGCTAACGCTCCTATTGAGAGCAATACCGATGCTATGGCTGCATACACAGCCGCTATAACTAAAAACCTTAAATCTGTAAAGATTTAATAAATTAATATAAGAAACGGAGAGATAAAATGTATCTTACTGAAAACTTACAAGAAAAATGGCAGCCAGTATTGGAGCATCCTGATTTACCAAAAATTGAAGATGCGTACAAAAGAGCTGTAACAACAGTTATTCTTGAAAACCAAGAAAAAGCTGTTAGAGAAGATAGAAGCTTTATGTCTGAGGCTGCACCTGCTAACGCAATGGGTGCTTCTTCATCTACTGCTTCTGACGGATCTATCGACACATGGGATCCTGTTTTAATATCATTAGTTAGAAGAGCAATGCCTAACTTAATCGCATACGATATTTGCGGTGTTCAACCAATGACTGGTCCAACTGGTCTTATCTTCGCTATGAAGTCAAGATTCGGATCACAAGCTGGTGCTGAGGCATTATTTAACGAAGCTGATTCAGACTTTTCTGCTGAAGACGCTGCTTCTGACACAGGTTCTCCAGACTCTCACTCTGGTACTAACCCTGCTGTTCTTAACGATTCACCTGCTGGAACTTACACAACTGGTTCTGGAATGTCAACTGCTAACGCAGAAAAACTAGGTGACGGATCTGATGAGTTTGCTGAAATGGCTTTCTCAATCGATAAAGTAACGGTTACTGCTAAATCGAGAGCTCTTAAAGCTGAATACACTATGGAACTTGCTCAAGACTTAAAAGCAATCCATGGTTTAGATGCTGAGACTGAACTTGCTAACATCCTTTCATCTGAGATCCTTGCGGAAATCAATAGAGAAGTTGTTAGAACAATATACACTACTGCAAAAGCTGGTGCTCAAGTAAATACTACAACTGCTGGTATTTTTGATCTTGACACAGACTCAAACGGAAGATGGTCAGTTGAGAAATTCAAAGGATTAATGTTCCAATTAGAGAGAGACGCTAATGCAATTGGTCAACTAACAAGAAGAGGAAAAGGTAATATGATTATCTGTTCAGCTGATGTTGCTTCTGCACTTCAGATGTCAGGTGTATTAGATTACGCTCCTGCTCTTGCGACAAACCTAAATGTTGATGACACAGGAAATACTTTCGCTGGTGTATTAAATGGTAAATTTAAAGTTTACATTGATCCATACTCAGCAAACGTATCTGCTGCTCAATTCTACGTTGTAGGTTACAAAGGAACTTCACCTTACGACTCTGGTATTTTCTATTGCCCTTATGTACCATTACAAATGGTAAGAGCAGTTGGTCAAGATAGTTTCCAACCAAAAATCGGTTTCAAAACTAGATATGGTATGGTTGCTAATCCTTTCGCAACAACTAACGGTGCTGGTGCAATTGACTTAACGTCTCCTGCAGCTGGTGACCAAAACGTATATTACAGACGTGTTAAAGTAACAAACATTATGTAATATTGGTTGACTACCGATTACGAAAAAAGGGGGATTTATTCCCCCTTTTTTTTAGCCTAAAATTGATTATAAATAGTAGTATGACAACAACAAATATAATTAATAGAGAACCTGCTAAACTAGACTATGCAAGTCCGATACAGTTTAGATTTAAAATTACTAAACTTCCTAAAGTAGAATTCTTTATACAGACAGCAAACATACCTGGCATTGGTTTAGGTACAGCAACTGTAACTACACCACTATACGATTATCCTATGCCTGGTGATACTTTAACTTATCAAGCATTAGATATTTCATTTTTATGTGATGAAAATTTATCTAACTACAAAGAATTACATGATTGGTTAAGTGGTTTAGGATTTGCTAAAAATCATACCGAGTTTGCAGATTTACAAGGAACAGGTGCTGACAGATTTCCTGGTACAACATCAAGTACGGCTGCAACAGGCACATCTATTAAACAACCACTTGCTGAAGGTGGTATATATTCAGACGCTACACTAACAGTTTTAAATAGTAAGAACATTGCCAAGACTGAAATAAGATTTAGAAATGTTTATCCTACTTCTTTAGGATCATTATCTTATGATATTAAGGCAAGCGATGTTGATTACTTGCAAGTAGCAGCAAGTTTTAATTATTTAAATTATGATATAGTACAACTATCTACTACATAAAAAATATAGGATGATTATTGATGAAAACTTTAAGATGGATAGACACGGCCGTGTGCCTGGGTAATGGGCAATCAAGACAAGGTCTAGACCTCAACAAATTAAAAAAATACTCAACAGTAATAGGTTGCAACGCAATTTATAGGGATTTTGAACCTGATATATTAGTGGCATTAGATTCAAGAATGAGTCACGAAATATATAGATCAGGTTATGCACATAAAAATCTTTGTTATTTAGGATACTGGACACCTATACCAAGTGTGGTTGGTGACTTTATGATAGCAGATAAATGGTATGGCAAAGGTGAAATTGATAACGAACCTAATGGTTGTGAAAATGTTGTTTATCACGGTGCCGATGGTGTATTTACTTTAAATGTTAAAGTTAAAAAAGGTGAGAGTGTTGGCATAAGTTATATAACAGGTGTAAAACCTGGTGATAAGGTTACCGATATTGATCCTAAAGTAGAAAACTTTGCCTATGCAACAGGCAGTAGATCAGTTTATCTTGCTTGTGAATTAAATGCCAAAGAAGTTTATATAGTAGGACATGATCTATATTCTGATAATGATAAAGTCAATAACATATATGCTGGGTCAAAAAGTTATGCCGAAAAAGACGCATTGGCAGCAAGACCTGATAATCCAGATGAAACATATAATTGGATACTACAACATAAAAATACATTTGATAAATTTAAAGATGTACAATTCTATAAAGTAAATAAAGGGGAAGCAAAAACCGCTAGCCGCATATCTGAATGGCGCTCATGTGCTAACCTAAAATACATCTCCATAGAAGAAATGGAACAACGGCTTTACAATTAACCAAAAAGGTGATATAATAACATTATGACATTAGAAGAATTACAACAATCCGTAAATAAAGATTTTAAACTAGACGATACCGAACTAGATAGAGAGTCGGTAAACATACCATTATTACATAACAAATATCTAATACACTTTAATAAGTTTAATTTACTATTAAAGAAAGCAGATCAAGAACATAAAACACTTACAAGAGAAAAGTGGGAATACTATACAGGTAAAGCAGACCCTAGTGTATATCAAGCAAAACCTTTTGATATAAAAGTATTAAAAGCAGATGTTCATATCTATATGGATTCTGATCCTGAATTACAAAGAGCAGATCAAAAAGTTGCTTACTTAAATCAAATAGTAAAATATCTTGAACAAGTATTAAGAGGTGTAAACAATAGAACATTTTTAATTAAAAACGCTATTGAATGGAAGAAGTTTACTAGTGGTGCAATATAATGGATCATCAAAAAGTATTTTCAACAAACATCTTTATAAAAGATAATTACTTAACACCTCAAAGATTACCTGCTATGCAGGAAGAGATTCATAAATTATATGCACATAGAAAGCATAACGATAATTGGCAGACAGGACCTAAATTACATTTAGAAGAACCATTTAAATGGTTTGCAACAACTGTAGGTACAACTGCCTTTGATATAATTGACAAATTAAACTACAATGTAGAACAAATAGAAATAACTGGTATGTGGGGTAATGTATTAAACCCTGGTGAAACACACCCACCACATACACACTCTAATAATTTTTTAAGTGGAGTATTTTATTTAGAGTCCGATGCTGAAACTGGTATTATTTTTTCAGACCCAAGACCAGCAGCAGATGTACTAGTGCCAAGAAAGAAAACAAAGACTAACGAAAATTCAAACTTACTATCCTATATTTCAAAACAAAACAGACTAATAATATTTCCTTCGTGGTTAGTACATTGGGTCCCAATAAACAAGTCTAAAAGAGATCGCATAAGTATTTCTTTTAATATACAGATAAAAGGACAAGTAGGTGAACAACACGAATTCCAATCCGCAGAATACTAATCTCTTAATCATAGAAAAGAAAAACGAAGTTTACATCACAATAGAATGTGAATCAGATGTACAAAGAGAGATATCGGAGTTTTTTACTTTCTATGTGCCAGGTTATAAGTTTATGCCTGCATTTCGTAATCGTATGTGGGATGGTAAAATTAGATTGTTTTCACAAAAAACAAAAGAGATATATTTTGGTCTATATCCATATGTAAAAGCATTTGCCGAAGAAAGAGGATACACTATTGTTTGTGGTAAAGGTGTAGATGTTGATAATAAGGTAAATAGAGATACCGTAAAACATTTTTGTAATAGTTTAGGTCAAAAATTTGAAACAAGAGATTATCAGATAGACGCAGTATATTATAGTTTAAAGAGAGATAGGGCGCTGCTATTGAGTCCTACAGCGTCAGGTAAGTCTTTCATCATATATTCCTTAATTCGTTATTATTCACATCTTATCAAAGAACAAACAAACTATAAGTGTTTATTAATAGTTCCTACAACATCATTAGTAGAACAAATGTATACCGATTTTGAATCATATGGTTGGAATGTAAAGAAAAATTGTCATAGATTGTATAGTGGTTATTCTAATCAGACAGATAAGAAAGTTTTAATATCTACATGGCAAAGTTTATACAAACTACCAAAGTCATATTTTGAACAGTTTGGTTGTGTGTTTGGTGATGAGGCACACTTATTTAAATCAAAATCATTAACAGAAATTATGACCAAACTTATTGATTGTAAATATCGTATTGGTCTTACAGGAACTTTAGATGGTGCTCATACACATAAGTTAGTATTAGAAGGTTTATTTGGTGCCGTAAATAAAGTGACTACAACTAAAAAACTTATGGATAAAAAACAGTTAAGTAACCTGGCGGTCAGATGCTTGATTCTTAAACATAGTGAAGCCAATGCTAAAATGGTGGCAAGTGGTAAGTATCAAGATGAAATAGACCATTTAGTTTCTAGTAAACCAAGAAACAACTTTATTAAAAATTTGTCACTTAAAATAAAAGGAAATACTTTAATATTATTTCAGTTAGTAGAAAAACACGGAAAGGGATTATATGAACTTATTAAAAATAAATCGGGAAAAGATAGAGAAGTCTTTTTTGTATATGGTGGAGTGGACGCAGAACAGCGTGAAAAAGTTAGAGAGATTACCGAAAAGTCTAACAACGCTATTATCGTTGCAAGTTATGGGACTTTCAGTACAGGCATTAATATACGGAACTTGCATAACATTATTTTTGCTAGTCCTAGTAAGTCTAGGATAAGAAACTTACAATCTATTGGTAGAGGATTAAGATTAGGCGACAATAAAGTTAATGCGACACTATACGACATAGCAGATGATTTGCAATACAAGTCAAAAGAAAATTTTACCTTAAAGCACTTCCAAGAAAGAATAAATATATACACAGAGGAAGAATTTGATTACGAAATACATAATATTAACCTAAAGGACTAAATAGTTATATGGATAATAATACCGATTATCGTATGGTCAAATTAACTGATGGTACTACTATTATGGGTAGCATTACAGTTGATAAAGATTTCCTACGAATCACAAACGCATTAGAATTACACACGGTACAAAGAGAAACGGAATTCGGTATGAAGGACGATTCTACTTTAGCGCCTTGGCTACCCTTTACGGATGATAAAACATTTGTGATACCTAGAGATAAAATTTTAGTAATCACCCAAGCGGACAAACACATTTCACATTATTACGAAGTTATATTAGATAAACTATCTAAAGCAAAACAAAACGCCAAACCTGTTCTATCTGCTGAAGAAATGGAAAAGATTTACAAATTAGCAGATCAAATGGATAAAATGCAAAAAGATGATGATATGAGGTGGCGTGAAGATGATTTGATTGATTTATTTGGAAAGAAAACTATACACTAGATATGCTAGCTAGGTGGTCTCTCAAGCGACTACATAGTCAGTATAACATAGAATCCCAAACTCGTCAAGCATTTCAAAAAAATAATTCAAAAGCTTTACATTTTATAGCAAAAATGTTATAATGAATATATAATCAAGAAAGAAAATTATGAGTGAAAAACTAAAAGCAAAACAGAAACCTCATTATGTAGATAATAAGAAGTTTCTTGTAGCAATGACCGAATGGCGTTTAAAGTACGATAAAGCAGAGAAGGCAAAAAGAAAACAGCCTGTTGTGACTAACTATATTGGTGAGTGTTTTTTAAAGATTGCTAATCACTTATCTTATAGACCGAATTTTATAAACTATACCTATCGTGATGATATGATATCAGATGGTATAGAAAACTGCTTACAGTATATGAGCAACTTCAATCCAAACAAAAGTAATAATCCATTTGCATATTTTACCCAAATAATATATTATGCATTTATCAGAAGAATACAAAAAGAAAAGAAACAGCAAGATGTAAAAGCAAAATTAATTGCTAATTCAGGCGCTGAAATGATGATGGATTCTTTAGTAGGTGATGACGCTCAATACAAAAATCAGATGTTAGATTTCTTACAAAAGAATGTAAAAGAAAGCGATAAAAAAGAAATTAAAAAAAAGTAGTTATATAATTAGGTAGGTATGAAAATAGCGTTATTAAACGACACACACTTTGGTGTCCGTAATGATAGTATGATCTTTGATGATTTTATACATAAGTTTTATGATGAAATCTTTTTCCCATATTTAGAAAAACATAATATCAAAACACTAATACATTTAGGTGATGTAGTTGATAGAAGAAAATATATTAATTTTAGAGTAGCAGATAACTTTAGAAAAGGTTTCTTAAACAAACTATGGGATATGAAGATAGATACCCATATACTTATCGGTAATCACGATATCTATTTCAAAAACACAAATAAAGTAAACTCCTTACAACAATTATGTACAGCACCTGATGGTGTCAATGAACCTTGGATATATGAAGAACCAAAGGTTGTTGACTTTGATGGTCTAAAGATATTAATGTTGCCGTGGATAAATCCTGAAAATCAACAACAATCCTTTGATATGCTAAACACAGCACAAGCAGATATTTGTATGGCACATTTAGATTTAAATGGTTTTTATATGCATGAAAATATAACACAAACTCATGGTTATGATAAAAGTATTGTAAAGAGATTTGAAAAAACATTTAGTGGTCACTTTCATACAAAAAATGATGACGGCCAAATATTTTATTTAGGTAGTCAATATGAAATGACTTGGTCAGATCATGGTCAACAAAAATACTTTCATATATTTGATACAGAAACAAGAGAGATACAACCAATAGCAAATCCGTTTACTATATTTGCTAAACTTGTTTATGATGATGAAGTGACAGATTATGATAAACTTGATATAAGTCCTTATCATAATAAATTTGTAAAACTAATTGTAAGAAATAAAAAAAATAATGAAATGTTTGACCGATTACTTGAAAAATTATACCACAAGATTACGGTACATGAATTAAAGATATTAGAAGATTACTCCGACCTTAATGCTAATCTAGTAAGTGATGATGTTGTTGAAGGCACGGAAGATAC